AAACGAAGCTCCACCACCACTTAAATCACTGTATGTTGTGTGGAATATGATTCCTATTTTAGCGTTTAATATTTCTTTACCTATTTTAGAATTTGCTTCAACAGCATATCTAATTGTATTTGGTTTAAAAGTATAATGTGATATTCCATCTATGTCGTCTGTTTTAACATCATCACTGTCAAACATAAAATCACCTTGTAAAATGCCTTTTATTCCCACAGCAGGTAAATATTGTAATGCTAATTTTAATTTTTTAGCTAAACCAGCTGCATGTCCGTGATTTTTATCTATGTCTTGAGAGGTATAGTTAATTTTTGGGTTTACATTAAACACTGACTTAGTACCTACAAAAAACTTTCCATTTTCAGGATTAATACCTGTAAATATGGCAGGTGCTCCATCCCACTTTACAGAAACATTTTTAATTGAATTGTCTTCTCCTTTTAAATTTTTAATTAATTCATAAAGAAAAGATTTAGCTTGATTAAAACCATCTTGTCCTTGGGTTAATATTAATTCTTCAAGGTGGGTTAAATGTGTGTTTGCTTTTGTTTCTGTTAAAATTTCTGTGAGTTGTTCTTTCCACCAACTTTTAGTTAGTGATGATTCTTTTCTCATACGTTGTGTTTTATTATTAGATGCTTCCTTAACTTTTATAGTTCCAACCATATCGCTTCCTAAATGAGGATCACAATGATAATTATAAATTCCAGATTTACTAAATTTAACAGTAAAAGTCCACCCTTTACCTACTTGGTTTTTAAAACTTCCAGGATTATTTTTATTTCGGGGATGAGATTTATCTCCATTCACATTATGAATTCCCTCTTTATTAATAAATTTTATAGTATCTCCTTTATTTATTGTAATACTTTTAGGTATAAACTCTAGACCTTTAGCTATTACTTCGTGTGTCGTATTTATTTTTTCATCTACTGGTTTATACCCAGAACCAAAAGGAGATGATTTACCATCATGGTTAGGAGCTACATTTTCTTTTTTTAATCGTTGTGTTTTATTCTTAGATGTTTCCTTACGTTTTTTAATGTATTCAAAAGCTGGTTTTAAACGTTTTTTTACTTCTGGGTCTTTTGCTCTATTTAAAGCTGCTCTAACTCTTTGGTGAATTAAATTTATAATTTGAGACTGACGTTTGTGTGGTTTATTTTTAAATGAAGCTTTATTTAAAGTGTCTACTATGTCTTGTCTTGTAGAAAATTTAACTTTAACTGTGTCTGATGGATTTTCATCAGTGTATAATCTACGTCCTGATCCTTTAGGTTTTTTACCTGTTCCTTTTTTAGGATCTGCTTCACTAATACTTTCTTTATGTGTTGTTGTTTTTAATGTTTTAGCTAAGTTTAATGCTTTAAGATATTTTTTATCCTTATCATTTAAGCTTTTTCTTTTTTTAAGATTAGATATTGCTTTAGTTATTCTTGATAAAGGAATTTTTTCTCCATCTTTAATTCTAAGTCTTTTTCTAACTGTGCCTTGTTTTAAATTGCCTGCTTTTTTACCTTTAGCCGCCATTTTTTCGTAAGTGTCACCTTCTAAGTAACCTCTTTTTTTAGCTTGTTTAGGACTATTTGTAAAAGTATCACTTGCTTGGTATCTTACTTTTTGAACTTGATCTGCTTTATAAGGTGGGAAATTTTCATTTGTGGGTGTATTATCATGATTACATTTATGACAAATGTATAAATCACTGCCACCATCTACTATTTTCCAAGTCCAACTACAATTATCGCAAATAACACTGTCTTCTGTTACCTTTTCATACATTTTTCTTTTTAAAGTACCTTTTAAATAGTCAGGTACTTCCATATATTGGTCTCCTTGTTTTTTAAGATCTTTACTTAAACGTTTAAGATTTTTACTATGTTTAGCTTTTTCTTGGTTATTCATAGTACCCCTCATTTCTCTTACTGCTGCTGGGTCTTCTACTTTTAATCTTATGTCTGGATATTTGTCTTTTAATGCTAATACTGCTGTTCTATTTTCTTCAGAATCATCAATAAAGTAAATTGTTTGATATCCTTTATTTATGTGTTTTTCAATCCAATTTGCTTTGTCTTGACCTGTAACTTTACCGTCTACTTGTAATCCTAAAGGAACTACATAAGCATCTAAACCTAAATCTCTTTTTAAATATCTTGTTACAGGATGTCCTATAGAACGGGCTGTTAATATTGTGGTTTTTATGTCTGGTCTACTTAATGAATCTTTTAATTTACTTACAACTTTACTATTTACAATAGCATCTCCTATTTGTTTTTCAAATTCAGAAAAATCATATTTTATTTCTAAACTACCTAATCTTGCTTCTAATTCTTTACTTTCTTCAGGAAATTCAGTAGATGCTATGTCTAATTTTTGAAGAAAATTAGGATCACTAGGACTAGTTATAGTTGTTTTAATGTTAGCTTTTACTTGAGCTATTGTGTCATCAAAATCATAAACATGTAAAACTTTACCAGTTTCATATTGAGCATCTTCATACATTGATCCTGCTCCTCCTTGTCCTGAAGCCGCACTATATTGTCCTCCCCTTCTATATTTGTATCCAGGAGGGACATCATCTTTTTTTGTATAACCAGCTTTAAATTCACTACTTTTCATATAATCTAAAACATGATCATTTGGGTTATATAAGTCTTCTTGAATGTTATCTAATACTATATTCCAAATTTTATCTTTATCTATATGGTCAGGTAAATATTTTTGAAAAAGATCTTTTTGATCATTCATAATAAATTCTCTCATTTTAGTGCCTGACACACCTCCTGCTTGTGGTGGAATTGATATTTCAATTACCTTTACACCTTTTGGATTGTATTTTTTATAATTGTCTGGTTTGAATGAAGGGTCTGTTAGTACTTTAAAACGTGGATAATCTTTTTCTCCTGTACCTACATAAATTGTGTCTTCTTCTGTGGCTTTTTCTTCTACATATTTAAAAACATCAGCAATGGGAGAATCTGAAGCTGCTGGTTCGGCTTCAACACCATATATACCCCATATTTTAATAGACATAGCTTGTGTTATATCATCTCTTTTTTTTGCTCCTACTCTAACTAAAATTTCTGCCCCTGATTTTTGGGAAAGATATTTAGCTACAGCATAATGTCCAGCATGGGGTGGTTTAAATCCACCAGGTAAAAGTGCAATGTTTGCCATTAATTAATACAGTTTGTTATAAATATAGAACTCTACGAGAGGGCCATTCTTTTTTTCATCAACACAGAAGTAGTTAATTTTACTGCGTTGTGGAGTAACTTTGTAAATTGTTCAAAGCCAAGTTCAGATGGATCTTTATCACCCATTTCTATAAGATAAACTTGTTTTCCATAAGACATAAATGTTTCTGCATGGTTAAAAGCATCTTTTAGGGCATCTTCATCTAAGGCAAGATAAATCTTTTCTACTTTAGATTTAATAATTTTTGTCATTAAAGATGTAGACAATCTTTTTCCAAATAGAGGAATTGCATTACGTTTAATCGCCATAGCATCAAACGCACCTTCGCATAAAATCACGGGTAAATCCCAATTTATATACATTTCAAATCCAATTATGTCCTTGGTACTGGAAGCCAACTTATGTTTAATATACGCGTTTTTATCGAACGAACGACCCACATAATAATTTAAAAAACCATCCTTATCATATGAAGGTATTACAACCATATTTCTTAATTCACCTTGTTCACAATAATGTAAATCATACTTTACTACATCTTGTTGAGTGATTCCTCTTTGATCTAAATAATGTAATGCGTGTTTTGACAATATCGCTGAAGACGACATTATAGGCGTTACTCCACGAGGAAATTGCAAAGAACCCGATGGGGTTTTGGCGGTGATATATTGTTTAAAACTATATTGAGAATCTATATTTTTTAGTATTTCATACGCCTTAGGTGTAGCACTTATTGTTTTAAGTAGTTTAAAAGCACGATGGCCTTTATAACCACAAACCCAACATTGAAATTTTTGTGTTGCTAAATTAACTGTGAGTTTTTTCTTATGGTGGTTGCAAGAGGGACAAGTAAAAACAGCTTCTTCACCCCCACGAGCAGATTTGCTTCTGCCTAAAATAGATTCTAATAACTGTTTTAGTAAGTCTTCTTTCATTTAAAATCTTTGTCGAAAAATTTACCTAAAATATTGTCATTAAGATATAATTTATCTTCTAACACCTCCAATATAAATTGATATTTACATTCTAAATATGTAAGTTCTTTTTTATTGTAAGCTATTTGTAGGATTTTTCTTTCTAAATCATCGTCATTAGCATCTTTTAAAAAACTGTGGGAACCATAGTAAGTTTTCCAATCGCTTTCTTTTAACACTCTTTTAAATGTTGGTGGACGACCTTTACCTTCATATAGGGCTTTTTCTTTTTTGCCTAACTTTTTCTTTAAATTGTAAATTAAAGATTTTTTACCAATGTATCTTTTTCCAGTTGGAATGTGAGTTGTTTGATAAATAAAACCAAATGCACCTTCGGGGAGGTCATTAATTTCTTGTATAAGTTTATTTTGATAGTACCATTGCATAATGTCAATGTACAAAAAAGACCCTGGAAAACCAAGACCTTTTAAATAAATATTTTATTAATATTAGTCTACGTAACTAATTCCGGGAGTACGAGTAATTTTAATACTTTTTAAATGTATTTTAGAATCTGCAGCTGTGTTTTGAACAATAAGATAAGGTACTATTACATCACCATCATCAAAAGTAAATGCTGTTGTTGCACTTGGTGCAGCTAACGTACCTGCATTCATTGAGTTATTTTTTATGTGAGAAAATGTTACTACACCTCCTGTAGTTATGTTAATTTTAAATCTATGATTTGCACCTGCAGGTGTTGATTCACCTGAATCCTTAAATACTGTTGTACCATCATTAAGTCTAGTTGCAATTTGAACATCATCTGGTGATTGAACACCAAATGCTACAAAGTCAGTGTAAAGAGGATCACCTGAAGCTGCTGCTAATATGGCACCATGGCCTGTTTCAAATTCTTCTATTTTTCTAAATCCAATTGTAACTGCATCATGGTCAGTAAAATCTTGACTGTTAAATGTTGCATCAAAAGTTAATGCGTGAGTTCCAACTGTACAAGCAGCATGTCCACCAAATTGTGTGCCACCAAATATAATTTCAAGACCTGTGTTGTCTGCAGTTGCGCCTTGTAAATTTAAACCTGTAAATGTAAGGTTTGTGTCAATAGCGGGAATTGTACCTTCAACAAAAAATCCATTTCCATCTGCTGCGTATGCACCAACGTGACTTACTTGACATGCGGTTGTTTGACCATTTTTTCCACCAAATATCATACTGAATAATTCACCATCTGCTAATACACCTTGAGCTCCACCAGCACCTGAATGAAATGAAACTGTTGGAGTAGGACATGTAATGTAATCCCAATCTATAATGGTTTCTGGTGTTAATCTTGTAAGTGTACCATTTATTTCTAGATTATTAGAGGTAATTGTTCCACTTGAACTTATGTTTCCTGAGGATGTTATATTTGTAGAAAACTTAGCTGTTGTGCCTGTTGTATCTAAAAAATTTTCTCCACCAACTTCAATGTTTAATGTTGTACCAGTTAAAGCAATATTAGTATCGCCACTCGTAGCATCATCATTTATTCCATCAAGAGTGATTGATCCTACATTTGTAATATTTCCATCATTAAATGTTGTTGTACCATTTATATTTAATCCCCCTCCTATTAATGTACCACTTGCACTTATGTTACCTGAGGCTGTTATATTACCTGTTACATTTAAATTATCATTAAATGATATTACTTCATTTGATGCTCCTGCTGATTCAAATCTAGAAGCAAATATTGTTCCTGAAGCACTTATATTACCTGAGGCTGTTATATTACCTGTTACATTTAA